CATCATTTCAGTATAAAACGGAGTAGGAACATCTGACAACATACTAATAGTAAGTTGTTTAGCTTCTTCTGGTGACAACCCCATAGCAGACACAGCTTGAAACACTGCATTTTTTACTTCTTTTTGTTCTGGTAATAAATTTTCAAATTGCTGGGCAAATATTGCATCTCTAGATGCTTCGTTCAATGCTTCCATAATCTGATCACGTTGAGCACCAAATGCTTCTGATAATAATGTAGTAGTCTTAACTGCACGTAATAGAGAATTATTAAAATTACTGCCTTGATCTTTATATACTTTACTAAACCCCCCCATCAATGCTGTCTGTTGTAACATCACTTTACCGTATTGATCAGTGCTTATACCTAATCTCTGCATTATATATGGAATATTTTGATCTTCAATTAAAGATTCTACACCTTTAGTCAAATCTTGCATAGTGTTTCTAACACTTCTACCACCCAATCTTAAGTTGTTGTAGTTTTCTGCCACTAACCCTGCATATTCCTGCATAGTCACACCAGTTCGTGCAGCATTGACTCTTAAATTATCAAAATCATCTGCAACTGCACCACCCATAGAACTCAATCTTTTGTATACTTGAAATTGATCTTCTAATTGACTGACAGAATTTGCAGTATATTCAATAAATTTTCCCATAGGACCACGTATAGTGGCACCTAGACTTCTCATGGTATAGGATGCGTCGTTGATATTTGAATCCATATTTCTAAGAATTCTATTCAAACCACCAACTACATCCATTACTTTTTTAAATTTTTCTCCGCCAGAATTTAGCTTAGCCAGTAATCCACCTAGCTTACCAGATTGCGCACCAGCTGCGCCGGCAGCTGTAGCTGCTCCTGCTAATGCTTGTCCTAATCTTCCAGTTTGAGCGTTTAACTGTCCTAAATTGGCACCTTGCTTTTGCGCCATGGCTTTAGTGACGTCGAGTAAGTCCTCAATATCCTGTTGCATCCGATATTGGGTATCTTCTAGGGCCATGCCCCGTAATCTTACACTTTCATTACCAATATTACCAGTTACGTCTGCCATTTGATTTCATCCAAAAATATGCGCATATAAATAATGCTACAATATATTTATCGGAGTTAAAAAAATGGCAGAACAGCAGAAAAATCCTTTATCATCTTTTATGCGTAGACCTAAGATGTTTTTAAAATTACCCAGCGGAGGTAAATTTTGGCCTGAAGGTTCCTTAGAATTTCCTGAAAATGGCGAACTACCTGTCTACGGATTGACTGCAAAAGATGAATTATTAATAAGGACACCTGATGCGTTGTTTAATGGTAGAACTACAGTGGATGTTATACAGAGCTGTGTACCTAACATAAAAAACGCTTGGGCGATACCTTCTATAGATTTAGATGCTATTTTAATTGCCATAAGAATAGCCACATATGGTGAAAAAATGACCATGAGTGTTAACATTCCAGGATTCCAAGAAGCAGAACCTTATGAAATTGATTTAAGACCAATTTTAGATAAGATCATAGAAAATACTTTATGGGATGAATCAGTAACAATCAGCGGAGATATGACAGTATATATTGCTCCTGTGAGTTATAAAGTTATGACTGATTACAATCTATTGAGTTTCGACAGTAATCGCATACTAGCCACTTTGATCCGAGAGACAGAGATCACTGAAGAACAGCGTGTTAATCTAACAGCACAGGCTATGAATACCATTGCAGATGCAACATTGATGCAGATGATCAATGGAATCTACAAGATCGAAACTGTAGAAGGTAACACAACCAATCCAGAACACATTAAAGAATTTCTAAACAATGTAGATAAAGATATTTTCAGTAAGATCTCAGATGCTTTTAGAAAACTGAACAATCACAACAACGACAGAACTTTAACTGTACAGACACCACCTCAGTATGTGGAAAAAGGTGCGCCAGCTGAAGTAACAGTGCCATTTGAGTTTGATTATTCAAGTTTTTTCGATCAAGGCTTTTGACTTTAACCCTGTCTGAGATCGTCAATTACACCACTAGAATTGACGATGAAGCGAAAGCCCTTGTAAAAGAAATACTCAGAATAGCATGGCAAATGAGAGGCGGTATCAATCTGAATGAGGCTTATATGCTAACACATGAAGATCGAGAGATCATCACAGATATTATAAAAGAAAATATGAAAATCACTAAAGATAGTGGTATGGCATTTATTTGATTGTATTAAGTGAGCTACGCTCACTTGTTCATCACTACGTGATTCACATTTTTATTTCTTTGAATAAACACGAAGTGTTTTAAGATATCATCCAGATAAATCAGCCACATTTCGCCCGTTGCCGGGCAAAAAAATGTTTGTACATCATCCGAGTAGCACAACCACATAACGTAAGGATTATATTTGCAAATAGCAAATGCGCAGGCGGTCATCCGGTACCTACTCATCCCGTCTTCTTTATGACGGCAGTTGCTAGATAAACGTTATCTTATCTAGTAACCTGGGGTATTTCTCCCCTCCTTTAGCCTTTTTTAAATTTTTTCAAACAGCAAAACCAGTTGTATGTAGGCATATCTGATCATCGTCCTGTTAAGGATAGTTACTGAGTGCTCTGTACAGCGCAGAGTCTTCCGTCCCCCACCTCTCCGTGGGTTGTCACTAGGCACATGAAATTAACCTGTGCGAGTCATTAACTGTTTTTTTGAGCCTTAATTTTTTTGATTATGTGAGAGCCGTGAACACGAACTTGAATATGACCGTTATAATATTCATTGGTTTCTAATACTTTACGTTCAAATTGTTCTTTAGCTTCGAGATATGAAGTTTCTGATTTACTTGTGCAATAATGAAGGATTTCACGTTTGAAGTTTTCTTTGCCTAATTTTTCTATATCTGAGTTTAATTCGTCGCTAGAGCCGTAATATTCTTGCCAATCGCTATCTACTTTGCTTCTTATTCTTTTGCGTTTTTTGGTGCCGTTTTTTAATTTGTGTACTTTGTATGTTGTTTTTGCGAATTTTGCTAATTTTTTGCCTATGTACATGCGGCCTGTGATCAAGTTAGTAATTATATAAACAAATCCAACACAATCTTCAGGCAGTTGCTCAACATCGACTCCTTCAAATAACCAAGTCATTGTCTTCTAATATATCCAGCAATTTGACTAACATCATTTTTTATACGTTGACGCTCACGCTCTAGATAGTTAACACGGTTCGATAACTGTAAAACCATTTGTTCTAATCTTTTAAGATTATATTCAAGTTGTTGAATCTTTTTTGCGTCAACGTCTGACATTAAGCAGCCTTTGCTTCTTTACGAGCGTTCTTTTCTGCTGTGATTTCGTTACGGCGAGCCTTCACTGCTTTGCTAAGTTCAGCTAAAGCCTTTCTAGCTCGAGTCCCTGCGGCATTGTTTCCAGAAGCAAATTTAGCGTCTTCTGCACGCCACTGCTCTAAGGTTTGTTCAATTAGTTTTACGGTATCACTCATTTTATTTTTCCTTATTAAAGTTAACTTACTTACGTAAAGATACTTTGACTTCAAATAGAAATTGAAATGTCAAAGATCGATTGGTTTGGACTTTCTTGCGAAAGTTCCGGTTTTTTCTTTATTTTCTTTGTTTACTGATAGTTTGTGTGAATTTACTTGTTGCACTTTGTCTATCATTATTTTTGTATGTGCCCTTATTTCTTTTAGTACTCTTCGATATCTCATGTGATTAACTTTGGTATTTTTTTCTAACCAGGCCTCTCTACAATTATAATATTCTAGAACTAAATCTAAAAATCGTTCGTGCTCGTTTCTTATCATGACAATGCCGGTTCTATAACGTCAGTATCATTAGAATAGCTAGTAAACCCGTTTTCTTTAACTACTCTTAATATACTATTAACTCTTCCCGCTAGTTCATCTTTGTGACTGATGAGATATATGTTCTTATTGCGTTCCCTTGACATTTTCTTTAGTATAGAAAGACCAGCTTCTACACCTGCACTGTCCATACCTGCATCAATCAGTTCGTCAATGAACAACAGATTAATTGGCTGATACAAACTCTCCCAAACGTCTCTAAATGCCCAACTTAAACTTAAAATCAATCGATTTCTTTCACCTCGGCTAAGATTATCGAAGTCTAAATCCTGCCCCAACTGTGTGATTTCGACATTTAGATCGTTTAAAAATCTTACTTGGTGAGGTAATCCGCTCTTGGTCAGATAATAACTTAGTCTTTTATTCAAGTAACTTAGATTCTGATCAATAATCTTCTTTCTAACGAAGCTATCTTTATTAGTCAATAATTTGTGTAAGAACTCCATGTGATCTTTTAATGAAGTTAGATCATTGATACCTTGCCAATCAAGATCTTGCATAGCAGTGTTTTTCAATTCTTCTATCTGCTCTAAGAAAGGATTTGATTCTGAAGTTTTGTCAACTAGTGCTCTTTCTAAACTATCTAGATTATTTCTATGATTGTATGCTTCTTCTGCTCTTTCATAAAAAGTTACAGGGCGACCATTGATGTCACCTATTTTTTCTAGATCAGATTTGACAGAATTTAATTCAGAACTTATACCTTCCATATAGATTACTGAATCAGTAAGATTTTTATTAACCTTATTAATCATGTCTTCATGTTTGTGATCATGCAATTCTTGATCACAAGCCGGACATTTTTTATTTTCTAAAGAAGTCAGCTCATCTGTATATTTTTTTGCTGTCTTTTCTGCCTGTGTTAATGCTGTTTCTAAAGTAGCTTTTTGTTTGTTTAAAGATGATATTTTTTCAGATAGTTCTAAATAATTTTTTAATTTTTCGTGATTGGCAATCTCGTTTTCGATGTCAACAGAACACAGCTCGTCGATGGCTTCTTGAAGCTTTCTTGAATCTTCTGTTCGTTTAGTTTCCCAGGCATTGGACTTGTTAACCAAGCTATTGATCGATTGTTGTACTTTGTCATTGCTGTTCCTTATGCTTTCTATTTTAAAATTTTCCGCTTGAATTTTATCTTTAACTTCTTTCAACTGTATTTTTAATAGTTCTGCTTTTTCACTTAATATAGTAATGCCTAATAATTGTTCGATAACATCTCTTTGATCATTGTTCCTCATAGATAAGAACGGTTCAGTGTATGTATTCAGTGCTACTAAGTGCTTGAACATTGTGGGAGTCATTCCAATCAACGATTCTATAGCTTTTTGTGTTTCTCGACTGTCGCCTTGCGCATCGTCGTCGCCGTCGTCGTTTTGTAATTCTATTTGATCAACATAAAATTTTAAAAAATTTGGCTTTCTTCCGCGCTCTATCTTATATTTTCTACCATTAATCTCAAACTCAACGGTGACTACCATATTTTTTCCGTTAGTTTTATTAATTAAATTTTCTTTCTTAATTTTAGTTAATGCTTCCCCATAAAGAGAATAACTTAAAGCATTAATGATAGTAGTTTTTCCAGTACCGTTTCGACTTCCGCTGTCATCGCCGCCCAAGTCTAAATTTTCGCCTAACACTAATGTTAAATGGGCTTTATCAAAGTCAACTGCTTGGGTTTGATTACCCACACTCATGAAGTTTTTTACTGTTATAGTTTTTAGTTTAAACATGAAGGTTATTATAAATTTCCAAAAGTCTGTTGGTATTGTATGTTCCGGACTCCAATGCAAGGATTTGTTCTGATACAATTTGATCTACACTTTCAAATTGAACATCAGATAAATCATCGTGTCCTACATCAAATACTTCTTTTTCTGTTATAAGGCTAAGTTCTCGAATATTATGTTGTCTCATAAATGTTTCTTTGATGAAATTGGCCTCTTCAAATGTGATATCTATGTCTAAAGTCACACGTAGATACATTTTATCTTTGATAATATCCGCTTGTTCGTCAATTAACCTACTTAATTTTACAGTCCTGTACTTAGGACAGTCAAGCCAGTTAATATATTTGGGTTGTTTGCCCCATTCAAGTATCATCATACCCCGCTCATCATCCCAAGCATCAGCATAATTGTGAGGGAAAGAGTTACCAATATAATGTATTTTGTCCTTACATTGCCGTTTATGGAAATGACCACTGAAAACAAATTCTTGATTTTTAAAATGGTGGGTTTGTAATTCGCCGTGGTCAGGCATCTGAACCATTGCATTCATATAGAATAATGGGAGTTCAAAATGTCCAAAAATATATCGACTGTCTATTTTTTCTATCTGTTTCCACTCGTCACTAACAAGCCAAGGCAAAATAGTAACTCCGCCTTCTGTGAAAACATGGTTGACCATATTAATATTTGAAAAAAGTCTTCCGTATTCTAAACTGTGCAAGTCTCTTTTGTCTTTATAATATTGATCGTGATTTCCAGTAATGACATGTACTACGTCAAACGCATCGTTGAGTTTTTCTAACGCTCTCACAGTATAATTCATAGTGCTAACATCAGTAGTACTTCTATTATGGTGCCAATCTCCCAGGAATATTGCAGTCTCACACCCTTCTTCTTTGGCAGTTTTAATAAACCACTCAACAAAATCGATACAATCTTCGTTATGAGTTCTGCTATTAGATTTTAATCCAAAGTGAATATCAGTAAAACACGCTACTTTCTTAAAAAGATTTGACATCATTCTTCCTCATCGGATTCTTCGCTCTTAGGCATACGTGCCATTTTGTATAATTCTGCTTGTCTAGCAGTTTCCTCAGCGTACTCATGTTGATTTTGTCTTGTAAAGCTAGGAGTTAACCCGTTTTCTTCCAGCATATCGTCGCGAATGTTTTGATTTCTTTTTTCTATGTTTAATACTCTAGTAAAACTATTAGTCACTGCTGCGGTATAATATGCGAACGGATTTTCTGATTTGCTTTCATCAAATTGTAGACCTATTTGACTAAGTTGCAGTATAGCCTGCCCTTTCATTTCATCTACATATGTATAACCTCGCCAATTGCTTCGTTGTGCATATCTTTCTGCTAACATTAGGAACATTTTCCCTAGTTCTTCTGTGATTCTTCCATGTTCCTTATTAAAGTGGCCACTTTTAATAGTACCTGCCCAATGACTTTTGCCTACACAGATTAATTGATCATTTTTATCGAATGCCCAATGTTGGTAAGGGGGAAAATTACAGCGTTCATGCGCATCACCTACATTTTTTACAGTCTTTTTCCTACCAGGAGCTAATGGCACATGCTCGTGAGTCATAATTCTAAACACTAAATCTTGTTTTGGAACTTTTCGATAATCTAAAATACAGTCGGCTAGCTTGGTATCTTTGATACCTGCTGCCTTTTTTTCTTGATAAAGTTGTTGACCTAGTCGTTTGGCTCGGTTTCTCTTGGCTTCTGCTACACTTCTAACGTTGATTTTGTCTAGGGATGCTAATATTAGATCATAATCTTCGTATTTTGGATCTAGAAATGCTCCGTATGTATTCTTGCTTTTATGGATTTGTAGTAATAAATCCTTATTATTTAGGTATTTTTTCTTAGAGTTGATTGTCATTGTTATTATAGACTCCTATACGTTGTATTATAATATATGCACATTATTTTGTCAAATAAATATTGTTGGGAGATAACCAAAATGACAATAGATGTTTCACAATACTTTAACTACTCTGCAGTTTCTACATTCCAAGATACTTTTGGATGGGCAAACGTTTCAAATGGATCAGCACTGATACAGCGAGCCGCAGATGGAAGACCAACTGCTGGCCCAATTAATGTTGGGTTTACTTCGTTAGGAACAGAGAACTCCATTAAAAATCGAGTGTATATTAAAATACCCAAGCAGTATATTTCAGGAATATCGAAGTTGCGTCTCCTTTCAGATGATCAAACTAAAGGGTTTGGCGGAATTTATTTTCCAGTCACTCCATCAATTAAACAGAATTATAAAGCCAACTGGCAAGCAGCTAATGTGCAGCATACTAATTATGCCGTTTACTCCTACAACAACAGCGATGTTGGACAAATTTCAGTTACAGGACAATTTCCAGTTCAAACTATATTTGAAGGTGCAAATTGGCTAGCAACGATACATGCTTTAAGATCTTTAACAAAAATGAGAACAGGAAATGACATTTTGCCAGGAGCCCCGCCTCCAGTTTGCAGATTTTTTGCATATGGGCCAGATGTATATCATAATGTTCCGGTTGTAATAGGAAGTTTTTCTATAGATTTACCTAACGACGTTGATTATATGACTACGGTCAATATGGATAATTATGAAATTAAGGTTCCTGTATTAAGCACAATTAGCGTTGATTTAATCCCAGTGTACAGCAGAAGAGAAATGAGTAATTTTAGTGTTACTGGGTTCGTTGAAGGAACCAATAAAATTGTAGGTTACGTATGATAGTTGATTATAATATATACTCACCATATAAAGACACACCTCAAACTGGAACATACTTAGATATATGGGTTCCCAGAGATGTTCCAGTATTAAATGATGATGTTTTAGTTGAGTTACCTTCACAGTTTGAATTTAGACCAGATCTTTTGGCGCATGAAGCATATGGTGATGCTAGATTATGGTGGGTATTTGCAGCTAGGAATCCATCAGTACTAAAAGATCCTATATATGATTTAGTTTCCGGAGTCAAAATTTATATACCACAAAAAGCATCATTGCTTAATAGTTTAGGAACCTCCAGATGACAGTTGTTTTTAGAAATACAGATAGTTTTAAATCTCAAGTCACTAAAGCATTCGTAGATTTTTTAACTAGTACGGGATCTAGCTTCCCAGAAGAAAATGTCTTACATAATTATAGGACATTTAATTATGTTGTAACTCTTGGAATCGTATCTAAAGATGAATTTAAAAATGGAACATATAGAACAAAAGGATTAGATTATATTGTTTTTCAAAGTCACGGTAAACCATTAGCTGATTTTGGAAGGTCTAAACCTAAAGGGGGCAGCAGTACTCTTGGAACAATATCCAACATCATACAGTCTGTTTCAGAATTAGATTATGATTTCTTCCTACAAGAATTTTACATTAAAAATGCTGTAACTAAAAATAGAGACATAGGAACAGAATTTAGATTAAAAATTTTAGAACCATATGGAATTGAAACATTTTTAACATCAATATATCGAGGATTGAAGGTTAAAGGTTACGAAGCTGTGGGAAAAGGTAGTGCATTTGTTATTAAATTAGAGTTTGTTGGTTATAGAGATGACAAAGAAGAACCTGAAGTAATTCCTTTTTCTACTAGACATTACCCTATAATTATTTCTGAAATTAAAGCCGACCTTTCTAAAGAAGGAACAGTATATCAAATTAAAGGTGCGCCTTTAAATGACATGGGAAGATATAATGATGTAAATGAAATTCCCCAAGATATCAATATCACAGGCAAAACTGTAGGTGAAATGTTCAAAGATTTAGAAACTAAAATAAACGCAATAATAAAAACTCAAGCTGCTGAGTCAAAATTTATACCAAATGAATACAAAATAGAATTTTTTGATTTTGGAGATAAGGGCGGTGTCGTTGAAAAAATTTCAACATCTGAAATGTATAATCCTGATACAGACGCGGGTCATAGAGGATACGAAATACCCAAAGGTACTAATAACAAATATCTTTTTGGATCATTAAATGAAAGAGTTGCCCCTGCTGAAAATAGGCAGTTAACTTTTACAGTTAACGGTAAAAAAGGAATTTCTAAAGTAATTGATGATATTATAGTGGATAGTATGTATGTGGTCAGCAATATTTTAAACAATTGGCGTTCAGGATATGACGACAAAGGAATGGTTGAATGGTGGAGAGTAATACCTAAAGTTGAAGTTTTAGAATTTGATAACGGTAAAAACATGCCAGCATTTAGGGTAATTTACCAAATAGTTCCTAGAAAAGTGCCTTGGCAAAAACTTGCTAGTATATTTTTCCCTGATACAAAGGCAGAAGTTTCAGACTACGAGCCTTTCACTGTAAGAAGATATGATTGGAGTTATACTGGTAAAAATAAAGACATATTAAATTTTAGACTAAATTTAGATTACTTGTTAACTAGGATACTTTCTAGAAATTTTGGATCTTCGCCAGGAATTCCTGGACAAGAATCAGCAGTGACTGGCGAAGGTGTTGTTGTTCCTAAATTTTCTAATGTTGATTCTGGTCCTTCAGACGCAGAAACTAATTCAGGAAATCAAACAAGAGAAAGCACTGCACAGTCCTCGGATGTTGGTGTTAGATCTTCGACTGAAACAAATCCAGCATTTAATATGGCTCGAGATATTTTTTCAGCCATTAATAGTCCGTTTGAAAATTCAACATTTGAAATGGAAATATTAGGGGATCCTATGTGGTTAGGAACACAGTTTATTGATAATATTTCTTTTGTAGATCCTGCAAAAAGTGCATTGTTCACTAATGATGGGGGCATCGCATTTAGAACCATAGATCCTTGTGTTAGAGTTTTAGCATACGGTCCTAAAGATTTTAATGCAGATGGATTTTTAGCTGTCGGAGATTCTACTCAACAAAGATTACTTGCTACATGGAGTGGATATTTTATAGTTACTCACGTTGAAAGTTATTTTATGGATGGAACATTCCGACAAAAGTTGTCTGGTTATCGATTAACAAGAACAGATATGAAGAGACTTAGTAAAAATATTGAAGAATTAAAAAACGGTATAGGAAAATAATATGTCTAATATATACGCAGGAAAATATCTAGTTATTAACACTGATCCTAGATCGATTCCTTATAACATTGCTTTACAGCGTAATACTACTGGAAATTTTATTAATTTTTCTATTAATGCTGATGGTAATTTTGGTCTTAATATTAACGGATCGTTATCAGCAATTCCTCAACTAGCACAAGTCTCTGCGATCATAACAGGAATATTAGGAATTTTTGGGCTAAGTCAAACAGGACCTGAGCCTCCTGATCAATTTAGAACTGTAACAATTGATCCAGGAGTTACTTTGGGAACTTTATTCGGAGCCGCCGCCGGAGTTAATTTTTTAGTTCAAGTGTTAAAAGGAAAAATTCAACAAGTAAAAAATTATATCAATGCAGCAGTTACTAGTATAACTAATCTTTTTAAATGTTTATTAGAAAATCCTCTAATTGCAGCATCAATCATTGCAAAATTAATAAGACAAGGTTGGATTAAAATGCCACCAGCGATGAAAGAGGCTTTAGAAAAATTAAGAGATCTAATTAATAAGAATCTAGGATTGAATATAATTATTTTTAATCCACTTGCTGATTATTTGAAAAAGTTGAGGGAGTGGTTACAATATAAGTTTCCACCACCAATATTATTACCATTCATTCCGTTTATACCAGGGTGTACTCCAGGATTTTATTCAGGAAGACCCCCACTGGTCTATTTAGATAGAGATCCAGTAGTAGCACAAGTAGAACCAAGTGTAATAACTGCGCCAGGCGGATTTACGAGTAGGATCAATGTTGATGTTCCAGTAATCCCTGTTGATTTTGGCCCAGGTGAAAGACCAAATCTGGCACTTTCGGATCAGCAGGTTCAAAATTTATTAGGTTCTTACAATCCATATGATCTTTATACTTCGGGTATCATCCCTACAGAATTAAATGAGAATTTGGTTGAAAGTAATTATCCTAATCAGTTATCGCCAACTAATTCAGCAACAAGACAAGTTCAAGATAGATTAATATCCGCAGGAAATTCGTTATCTTCAACTGTGACTGCTTTGAATAATAAAGATATAAGTAGAGCAGGATATATTCCTAGGTCTAGTCCATTAGACGATTTGTTATGTAAACCAAATTTAAGTTAAACAATGAATACAAGAATTAATGATTATGGGTCATCAAGTAAAAAGCAGAAAGAATTTGCAGAGTATAGTAACGGTCCATATATCGGTATTATAGTTAATCATCTAGACAATCAAAAAATGGGTCGTTTAGAAGTAGTGTTAGTGCGCACCGGTGGTGCAAACACTGAATTGTCTGATTCTGCAAAGATTCCAGTCGATTACGCACCTGCATTTTTTGGAAATACGCCTTATACTGCTACAGATCCAAATAATAGATTGTCTAGTAGTACACAGAGCAGTTATGGGATGTGGTTTGTTCCACCAGACGTTGGATCTCGTGTACTAATAATGTTTGTGGAAGGAAACAGAAGTTCAGGTTATTGGTTTGCTTGTGTTCCAGAACCAGGAATTAATCACATGGTTCCAGGAATTGCTGCCAGCAGAAATGTTGAATTAACTCCCCAAGAAAAAAATAAATTAGGAACAGATTTTGTTCCTGTTGCAGAAGTTAATAGAAAATTAAAAGGGCAAACTAAAGATGATATTGACAAAATTAAAAAACCACTACATCCTTTTACCCTAAGACTTGCTTCACAAGGGTTGTTAAAAGATCCTATTAGGGGAGTAACAACTAGTGGAGCTAGAAGAAATGTGCCAAGTTCTGTATTTGGAATATCAACACCAGGACCTCCTGTAACAGGCAAGAATTCCAAAAAAGCAAAAGTAGGTCCAAAAAATAATACTTTTGAAGTTCCTGCAGAAAGACATGGTGGAACACAATTTGTTATGGACGATGGTTACATTGGTAAAGATGAAAGAACTGGTGCCGAAGGAATTTTAGATGAGTTAGTTAGAATTCGTACCAGAACTGGACATCAAATTCTTTTACACAACAGTAGTGATTTAATCTATATATGTAATAGTCGAGGAACTGCTTGGTTGGAATTTACCAGCGACGGAAAAATTGATATTTTTGCTGCTGATAGCGTAAGCATACACAGTGAAGAGGATTTTAATTTTAGAGCTGATCGTGATATTAACATGGAAGCAGGCAACAATGTTAATATAGTGGCTGCTCGAGGAGCTATGCACTTAGAAGCAGGTTCTTTAATAGAAGGGTTTGCAGGACTAGACGTAAATTGGACAGCAAAAAGTCACTTTAACGTCAGTGTATTAGGCAGGATTAGAATGACAACATTGACCAATCCTTTAGATCCTTTAAATTCTGGTATAGACTTGTATTCCACAACTGGTAATTTTAACCTCTATACTACTAGAGGAATTAAAATGCAGACTTTAACTAACATAGATTTAAAAAGTACATTAGGATTAAACGCTATTGTTGGAACATCTACATCATTCTCTACTGCAGGATCCTTTAGTGTTAATACTATCGGATCTAATTTCATTAAATCTGGAGTGGCTAATGTGTTTGACACAACAGGAACACATATAGAACGAGCAGTATTCATTGATATGAACGGCCCAACTCCTGCACCTCAACCGGTAACTGCTGCAACAAATATTGCAGCAGCGTTGGATTTATTGCAACTGTTACCTGAAGCAGCAACTAATGTTTCTGTTCTAGATACGTTTGTATTACCTTATAGAGAAGCTGACAAAAATGCTACTGCAGATATGCAAAAAGGCTGGGAGAATAACAATTATTATAGACAGCCCGATATTAGAAGTATTATGAAACGTGTGCCAACACATGAACCTTGGGATCATCATGAAAATATAGCTCCTGAGGAATTTAAACCAGAAAAAACAGATAGGGGCGGATAATGGCAATTAAAAAATTAAGTATTAAACCAAATACACAACTGAATTCTTATAGACCCTATCCAACATATGTCTACAAGGGATTTAGCAGTAAGCAAAAAAAATCTAACTTTAAAATCTACGACATTGATTGTATTCGAGAGGACGTATTGAATCAATTTAATACGAGAAAAGGAGAAAGGGTAATGAATCCAACTTTCGGAACAATTATTTGGGATTCAATCTTTGAACCACTTAACGAACTTACCAAAGAAGCGATAGTTGATGATATAAAAGGAATTTTGTCAAACGAACCCAGGATAATTGTACAAGATGTAAAAGTAGATGAGTATGCATCAGGAATTTTACTGGAAATAACAGTTAGATATCGTACTAATGACTTAACAGGTGTTATTAAATTGCAGTTTGATAGAGAGTTAGGATTGATAAGCAGTTAAGTACACAGATAATTTTTTACAATAAATATTGTATCAAGGATAATTTATAATGGCTAGCACTGAACGACAAAATGCCCTTTTAATTGGGGAAGATTGGAAAAAGATATATCAAACTTTTCAAAATGCTGATTTCAAATCCTATGATTTTGAAACTATCAAGAGAAGCATGGTCGAGTATCTTCGACAAAATTATCCAGAAAATTTTAATGACTATATTGATAGCAGCGAATACATTGCACTAATTGATCTTGTTGCATTCTTAGCGCAAAGTCTTAGCTTTAGAGTTGATCTAAATGCTAGAGAAAATTTTATCGATACTGCTGAACGTCGAGACAGTATTTTAAAATTAGCAAAACTGATCAGTTATAGTCCTAAAAGAACTCAAACATCAGTTGGTTTACTTAAAGTTACTTCAGTGAGCACCACTGAGAATGTAATTGATGCTGCTGGAACAAATTTAAGCAATAAAATAATTTCTTGGAACGACGGCACCAACCAAGATTGGTATCAACAGTTTACGTTGGTAATGAATTCTGCAATGTCTACTGCTATTTTTGGAAAACCAAATAGTAGGAGAACAATTAATGGAATTTTAAC